CTTGGAGAACCTACACTTGATATGTCTGAAGAAGATATGAGTTTTGCATCCGACGGAGAATTAGAATATCTAGCAAATAATTTAGGTAAAAAATAAGTATTAAAATTGCATAAACAATTCTGTGAAAAACAAAAGCAGAAACTTTACATAAATCAGTTTATAGTTAGTTGTGAGTTTATAGTTGATAGTTAAAATAATAAATAAAATAAGGAGAAATAAAATCATGGCTCAATTCACAAAAGCACAAATCCTAGCTAAGATTGCTCAACGTAAAAAAGTTGCTGAAGCAGCTAAACTTACTGAAACTCGTAAAGCCAAAGCGCTTAGACCTGCTGTAAGACGTCCACAAGCTAACTTACTAGAAGCTGGCAAAAGATTCGCTGAAAAGAAAACTATTTTGAGTGAAAAAACTTTAGTCATTAAAGAAGCAAGAAATTTACAGGAAGTAATTGGGAAAAGAACAGAATCTATTAAAGACCCTATCTTAAAGAAAACTTATCAAACACTTGCTGAAAACATTTATAACCATAATAAATCAATTATAGAAGCAACGCAAGCTGGTATGGGTATTCAAAGTACAGCGCTTACTAATGGTGCTGGTGTTGGTCTAGTTAAGACTTATTTCGATATTTTCTTCGGATATTTTCCTAACTTAATCGCCCCACTTATTGCTTCTACACAACCAATTAAAACTGCTAACGCTGTAGTATTCTACTATCAAACAGTTGCAGGCTCTACTAAGGGTGCTGTTACTGAAGCTGACGTTTTAATTGACCCATTCGCAATTAATACTAATAGTGAATTTTCTTCACAATCAGTTACTGTTGCTAAGAATGTTGCATTACCTGTTTGGGGACCGGTCATTCCTCGTTCTGTTGAAATTGCAGGACAAACATTAGTATGGTCAACTGATACTGCTGCTACATTCGGTGCTTCTGGTACTGTTACTGTTACTGTATCTGATGGCAATATTACAATTACTTTAGCTGGTTCTGACCCTGATGAACCTACTACTGTAACATATAAATATGATAATATTTATGCACCTACACAAGTTCCTGAACTTAATGCTAATATTGTTGAAAAACAAATTCAAGCTAAGGTCAGAACATTAAAAACTAATTTCTCATTCCAAGCTGGTTATGGTTTCGAACAACAATTTGGTGTTAAATTAGATGATAAATTAGCTGAATCAGCTATGTATGAACTTAAGAGAGAAATTGATTTAGAAATCATTAGCTTAGCTATGGCTTCAGCTCCTTCTCTTTTAACTTGGAATAAAAATGCCGGTCTAGCACTTGGTACTTATGAATTCCATAAGCTTTCATTTATGGATGCATTAGTTTCAGCTTCTAACCATATCTTCAGACTTTCTAAGAGAGTTAGAGGTAATGTTTTAGTAGTTGGTATCGATGCTCAAACAATCGTAGAAACTTTACCAGCATTTAAGGGTGAAGACTTCGGTTCACAAATTGGTGGTCCTGCTGTTATTGGTAAGATTAAAGACATCCTTGTTATTGCATCACCAGACATTCCAACTAATGAATTCTTAATGTTATTTAAAGATAAGAAAGATGATTTAAATGCTGGTATCATCTTTGCACCATATCTTCCTGTATTCGCAACTCAACCAGTTATGCTTGATGACTTCGTTATGAGACGTGCATTTGCAGAAGCTCATGGTACTTTAGTAGTTAATGCTAATTATTTCGTAAGAGGTAAAATCATTAATGAACCAACTGCTCAAGCAATGTTCTTAGTTGGTGCCGATGGTACTAATTATGGTACATTAGATACTGATGCTTCATTATCTCTTGGTTATACACTAGAGTAAGGTAGCATATTTATAATTAAATAATTTACTACTGATATTGGGTCCACAATAAGTGGGCCTAATATTCTACTTAGCAAGTTAGAATTTATGTCTAATTGCTAAGTAGAGTATTAAAAGTAGTTAAAATATATTTACATAGAGAGGGTTAATAGTTAAATGAAAACAGAGAAAATAGTTAATGACGCTGGAGATATTTTTTACCAAGCAGAGGGAGTAGTTAAATCTTATAATGAAGAAACAGGTTATGGATTTATATTCTCAATACAAGCACCAGATAGAGATATATATCTACATTTTAGTAATATTCTAATGGAAGGTAAGAAGCTTTTACATATTGGAGACAGAGTAGAGTTTTTATATAGGGAAGTGGAGGGCAAAGGCCTTCGTGCTTATCAAGTTAAGAAAATTTTATAAGCTGATAAGGAGCTGATTATATGATAACAGATTTCGATACAGCATTTCTTAATAAATTAAAAGCTATATTTTCAAATGTCCAATATGCTGATGCCGCACTTACATATAATATAGCCTATCAATTAGCTGAGTTAGACCCAGCCGGTCCTACACAAGCATTAAAATTTCCTTTAATAAATATATTTAGACCAAGCGGGTTTGAAATTAATAAAATGCAAACATTTGCTGCAAAACAGCAAGGTATTGAATTTTTTTATAGTGAAGCTGATGAAACATCTATTCAAACGAGATTTATTTCCGTAAGACTTCCTTACCAAATAGATGTATATGCAAAGTCACATGAAGAGGTTAATGAGATGATGCAAGAGCTTATTATGTTTATTAATTTTAGAGGTACCTTAGAAGTTATCCAATTAAATAGTAAAAATTGGCTAGTAACTGAAACAATAGATAGTGTACCAGATAATACTAGGTTATTTGAAGATGAAGCAAGTGCTACAATATATATAGAGGCTCAACCAATAGTGGCTGGGGTAGAATATATAAGTGAACAATCAAATTATATAGAAAATTATGAAATAACTTATGATAATGGGCCGTCTGAGCAGAGTGAATTTACTAACAATGACAGAATATATCATCTAGCAATAGTTTATTCAATTAATAATGCTAAGCTATTAAATTTCAGAAATGCTACAGGAATAGTATCTACTGACATAGTACAAACCATAGTAGAGGAAGAAGAGGTCTAACATATTGAAAATACAAATATTTGATATAACTAAATATAATAACTCAATAAAGAGACTAGAAGCAAGGAAAGCTCCTAATTATATTATAGAAGCTTATGAAAGCGGCTTCGGTGAGATAGTAAATAGTTATTATAGAGAAAAGATAGATAGAATAAAAAATAAAGAATCTTTAATTAGTGAATCTCATGATTATATAGATGAACTTGCAAAGACTTCTAAACATAATTTTATTCAGGAGGCCTTAACTGCAAATGACTCAGCGTTTTTAAAGAAGTTCTTGCAGATGACAAATATAGATATATTTACAGGGCAAAGATTACCTAATGATTATTCTAAAATGCTTAAGCAAGGTTTTAAATTCGCCGATGATACGATGAAAGATGTTCTTAATAAAATAAGGTAAAAGAGGAGTAAATAAAAATGTCAATAACAATTAATACAAATGTAATAAGAACAGTTCCACAAGTTAATGATGCTGGCTTAGCTCTAGTCATTTTGAAATATGCTAGAGAAATAGGAGCAACTACCGAAGCTCCTATAAGAGTAAACAATTATACAGAGCTTGAAGCGGCATATGAGTTACCAACGACAACGCCTACGACAGTTCAGACAAAATCTGCTAGAAGAGAATTAGCCGTTGTAGAATATATGCTTAGCCAAAGCGTTAACCTTATACTTTTATCAACAGAAACAATTGGAACAATTGCTGATGCTGATTTATTAAAAGTGGCTGAGGTAGATGATTTAGGATATAGAATTATTTTAGTACCTTATGACCTTCAAACGGATACTACAGTTGCTACTAAGATGATAGCATTTGTTGCAGATAAAGATGTTGAGCTATTCTTAGATATAGACCCAACTTTAACTACAACAAATATAGAAGATGCTAGAGATGATGTAAAAGTAGCTATTTCTGAAGCAGGAACTGAAGCAGCTTATTCTGGTAAAGTATCATTATTCCTTAATATGGGATTACCTAATAATTATGTAAGCTCATTTAATGATGCAACATATAATATGACTGCTTATATGGATGCAGATGCTGACTTAGTTTATTGGTATGGTATTCCACTTTCTGCAGTAGTTGCTGCTAGAAAATCATCATTACTAATTAGTAATACTCCATGGTTTCCTGTAGCCGGTGAAAAACATGGTCTTATTCCAGAATTTAATAGTATATATGTTACATATTTAAGTTCTGAAAAGATAACTATACAAGCATTAGATATTAATTTAGCTATTAATAAAGCGGGATTGGGAATAGTAATTGTTTCTCAAAACACTTTAGCAAGAGTATCTACTGATGATACAGATAAAACCAACCCTCTTATTAGGGGTCATGTTATTACTCAAGCATTATATATTAAGCGTTATATGAAAGTAATTACTGAATCAATTATGTTTGCACCCCATATTACTAAGACTTATAATAATTGGGAACTTAAAGTGAATCACTTCATGGAAGATATTAAAGGTGGAGATGGTATTACATATTATCAAGTAGTAACTGGTCCTAAAGTTATGTCTGCCGCAGATGTTGCAGCTGGCATATTTAGAGGAACATTATCTTATCACCCAATTAATGTAATTGAAAGTGCAATTATTACACTTAATATATTAGAAACAGAGGACTCTGGAGTCCTTGTGGAAGGAGTATAAGTAAATGATTAATAAAAAAGTTTTAGCAACACGTGGACTTACTGGTAAACTTGGTGATTCTCGTAGACAGAATAATTTTGTATTACATATTGAAGATGTAACTACAGATGGTAA